TATGGGTGCAGACTTCCTAAACCCAGCTGCTTGTGTTGAATTGTTCGCTGGAACAACAACTAAGCCAGCTACATTTGGTGACACATACCCTGCAAACGTAACTACTTCATAGTAGATTTTATTCTTTATACGGGGGCTTCGGCTCCCTTTTTTTCTTATGGCTACCACAACTATTGACATCGATACCGAACTATCCGCAGTGAACAGTATACTGGGGGCTATCGGACAATCACCACAGACAACACTAAACTTTGACAACCCAGAAGTTGGTCTTATATTTAACCTACTCCGTGATGCCAACGTAGACACGCAGGCAGAGGGGTGGCATTTCAACACAGAATATCATGTAAAGTTTACACCTGATGCAAACAAGAAGATTGCAATAGGCAATGACATACTTTCTATGGACTTACATGACAATCAAGCTCGTAGACATCATAACCTCGTACGTCGTAATGGATTTATATATGACAAGATAGATCATACAGATGAGTTTGAAGGAGATCTAGATTTAGATGTCGTCAGATTATATGCGTTTGAAGATCTACCTATTATATTCAGACGATTTATTACATATAGAGCTATGGCAGCAGCAGCTACACAGCTTGTTGCAAACCCAAACCTTGCTAGACTACTGTCTAATCAAGCCAGCCTAGCTAGAGCTGCTCTACAAGAATACGAGTGCAATCAAGGAGACTTCAATATGTTTGGATTCCCAGAAGGCACTGCATATCAAACATATCAACCATATAGAAATCTAAGGAGATAATGGCAAGCGTAACACAAACTATCCCTCAGTTCTCACTAGGCATGTCAGAACAGCCTGACAACCTAAAGTTTCCCGGCCAAGTCACAGAAATAGTAAACGCTATACCAGACGTTACAAAAGGATTATTCAAAAGACCGGGTGCTAAAAGAATCGGAACTGATGCACTCACCAATGTACAAAGCGGTGGGGCTTGGTTTCACTACTTTCGTGATGAGAGCGAGGGATCTTACATAGGACAAGTAGCTGCTGATGGTCAGGTGCGAGTATGGCGTTGTAGTGATGGACAGCAAATGACTACAGTATACGGCACAGGTGGACAGACAGCTATTACACAATACTTAGCAACAAGTGACCCAGAAAACTTACAGTTCCTTACTATCAATGATACTACATTTGTTAACAGTAGGGACTCTTCTAATTCTAATACTATAGTTGGAGAAACTGGTTCGTCAACAGCAAGACCTGATAACCACTTTGCAATGTTAGAATTATTACGAACAGAAAACGGAAGACAATATGGTATTGATATATTTAGAACCGCTGACGTTACAGTGGTATCTCGTGCTACACGTGTTGCTATTACAAGTGATGATCTTGCTGAAGATGACGGAACTGGACACTGCCCCGGAATTGGTACGCAAGTATTTGCAGTAACTGGTGCTTCAAGTTATGGTAGTGTTACTACAGTATCAGTTAAGGATAGTGGTAATACTGACCTAAGCAATAACGCTCGTACAACAACTATAGATGGCAACTCTCGAAATATTGGTGCACCTAAAAACTTAATATTTAGGATCTCTTCACTAGGTCAACAAGGTGTAAGTCCTAACTATCAGAACAACTCTGATAACGATGGCCCACAGGGTCAGAACTACAGATGTAGTTACCAAAGAGAGATAGTGCTGCTACATGGTGGCGAAGGTTGGAAAGTCGGTGACAAAGTTCAAGTCAAGATGACCTCTGCTAAAGGTGGTGCGACAGGCACAGTGGACAACGGTGTACAGCAGTATGACGGTGACGCTACTTACACAGTTACTATAGAAGAAATAGAAGAGGTAGAAGTCAACGCTACAATCAGTAGCAATGGTGATGGCCTTATACGCCCCGAGCCTACACCTTTTGATGCACAGACAGCTGTAACTGCTGATACTATTATTGGTGGTATTATATCAGCTCTACCTAGCGGTGTTAGTGCTAAACAGATAGGTAATGGTATTTATTTTTTCAGCAGTCAATCGTTTACAATAAATGTAGTAGAAAATGACCTGATGAGAGTTATGCAAAGCTCGGTCAATGATGTACAGAGCTTACCTAACCAATGTAAAAATGGCTATATTGTTAAAGTTGCTAACGCTTTGAGAGCAGAAGAAGATGACTACTATCTAAAGTTTGAAGGTCAAAATGGTAAAGATGGTAGCGGATCTTGGACTGAGTGTGCTCTACCCGGTATCACTACAACACTAACAAATATGCCGTTGGTTATACAACGTACAGCTGCAACTACATTTACTGTGAAACAGTTTACTTATGGCACACGAGATGTTGGTGATACATTTACTAATCCTATGCCTTCGTTTGTAGGTAAACGTATTAACAAGGTATTATTCTTTCGTAACAGGTTAGCATTTCTAGCAGGCGAAAACGTGATAACATCAAGGCCGGGTACATTAGGAGAGCCTAACTTTTTTATTGAAACAGCTCTTACAGTATCAGTTGCTGACCCTGTAGATATATCAGCCGCATCTATGTTTCCATCTGACTTGTTTGATGGCATTGAGATCAACGCTGGTTTACTTGTTTTTAGTACAAACCAACAATTCTTACTGGCATCAGATGATACAGTATTCAACCCTGATACAGCTAAACTGAGAAGTATAGCTACATTCAACTATAACGAAAAGATGGCTCCTATATCTCTAGGAACTACAGTGGCTTACATAGATAACTCTGGTAAGTTTAGTAGATTCAATGAGATGGCTAACTCAGCACGAGAGGGGGAGCCCAACATAATCGAGGTAAGTAAAGTTGTCCCTACCTTACTGCCTAAAAACATAGACCTAATGACTAACTCTAGAGAAAACTCTATTGTATTGATAGGTAAAACAGGGACAGACGAAGTGTTTGGTTATAAATATTTCCAAGCCGCAGAAAAAAGAGTACAGGCTGCATGGTTTAAATGGAAGCTAAACAATCCATTGACATATCATTTTATTATAAATGATGAATATTTCTTTTTAGATAGTGACTACTATTTACAAAGTATAAAATTAGTGCAGACTGAAACAGATCCTTCTATAGTACAAGACAATGTCGACTTCTTACTTCATGTGGATAATCATACTACTGTTAGCGGTGGCAGCTTTAACTCAGCTACAAACACCACAACCTTCAGTAGTGTGGGGTGGCTAAACACAGTCACTACTCCTAACCACGACCTAGTGGTAATTGATACAAACACTAACTCAGCACGAGTTGGTCGCTACGCCAAGGCTACAGTATCAGGTACAAGTTTTACTTTACCCGGTAACTGGTCTGGTGCTACACTTACAATCGGATACATCTATCCATACCAAGTAAAAATACCAACGCTTTATCCTACAAAGGTAGAGAATGGACGGCCTACAGCAGATGTAAACTCATCTTTAGTTTTACATAGAGTCAAGTTTCACTTTGGTAAGATAGGTCTATACGAATCTACACTTGAACGAGTTGGTAAAAATGACTACACAGAAATCTACGAATCAACAGAGCTTGACGAGTACGACGCATCTGATGCACCATATCTCGAAGAGTTTATACAGACTATCCCAGTCTACGAGAAAAACACAAACGTTGAGATAACACTCAAATCTTCACACCCTGCCCCAGCTACACTTAGAGCGTTGTCTTGGGAAGGAGACTATTCACCTAAATATTATCGCCGTGTATAACATACAACTCACAGAAACAGAACTCAGATACTTCTATTGGAGAATGAAAACCAACAGATGGTATGAACGATATGTCCAGAAAGGTATGAAACAGATGCCTTGGGAACCTTGGATGGCAGCTACGATAGAGAAGCTAGAACCAATATACAAAAATTTATGAGTAAATATATTCACCCACTTACACCAGAGGTTGCCTTAGAGGTAGCCTCAAACTTACGCCCAGATGACTTCAGAGAGATCTCAGAGGGCTATGGATTAGACCCGAAGGTCTATCTACCCATAATGGCTCAAACACCCTCTGG